GCATTGGCTACGGTTCTGAGGCTGTCGTCACTATCGCTGCCGATAAGATGGGTAACCCACGGGTTCAGAAGGTGGACATCATTGACCTTGTTACCTTTGAGAACGAAGAGGAAGACGACGACCTCGAGGTATTGTAATGGCCTTGCCAACTAAGCCTGAGATCTTCGGCATTGACGGAGACGTGATAGCGTACGCTGTATCCTTTAAGTCACAGAAAGAAGGAGACACATTAGAGGATACGCTTATAGCTACCACGGCCTTCCTTAGATCTATCGTTAACGAGTGCTGCGACGAGGGCATTATCTACCTCACGGGCAACAACAACTTTAGATTTAAGGAGGCTACGGAGGCCTTCCCCTACAAGGGACATCGCAAAGATAATCCTAAGCCTGCCTTCTTAGCGGAGGTCAGGCAACACATGATCGATGAGTATGACGCCGAGGTTCACGACCGACAGGAAGCTGACGATGCATTGTCAATCGCAGCATGTACTAAGGGACACGGTATCGCTACCATCGACAAGGACCTTAACGGATGTCCCGGGTGGCATTACAATTGGAACAAGGACGGCCTGTACTACGTCACTGAAGACGCAGCCAACAGGTTCTTCTACACTCAGATGCTGACAGGAGATGCGACCGACAACATCCCCGGGTTGTTCAAACGTACCGGACAGAAGGCTATGGCTTACATCAAGGAACCTATCCAAGAGATGACAGACGTAGCAGAGATGTTCGCCCACGTTAAGAAGGCCTACATGGATGCNGTCGCTGACAGAGGTATGTCTTCCGAGGAGTCTGACGTAGACCGNTGGCTGTTATCACAAGGCCGGTGTCTATGGATGCGCCGTAAGGAGGATGAGATGTGGGAGTTTCCAGATGGGACGTAAGGTAGAACGGACGCGGAACGGAGGGCAGTGGACTGAGGCCAGATACTTTGGCTTCATCCGCTCGGCCCTGCGCTCAGCATTCCAGAAGTGGGGCCCGAAGCATGAGGCAAAGAAGCTCGCAAAGGTAGCGTATAATACGTACGTATGCGCTCATTGTACTCAATGGTTCGGCAGCTCTCAAGTAGAGGTGGATCACATCAAACCAGCTGGTCAGCTGAAGACGTACAGCGACCTACCCGGATTCGTAGAGCGTATGTTCTGTGAGTCTGAGGGCTTTCAGGTGCTGTGCAAAGAGTGCCACCAAGTTAAGACTAACGAAGAGGCAGCTGAGCGAAGGGCTGCGAGGAAGAAGACATGAAGAAACCACCGTTTGATTGGGAAGCACTATGGACATTGGCCTTAGGCGTGATGGTATTCGCCATACTGGCAGTGACACCCGCATGGGCAGAGGGTAGATTCGTAGAGCCTACCGACCCGGAGAGGGTGTGCGTAAACTACATATCTTTTCTAACTGTCGCCCGAACATCGAATGATAAGGAGATGATAGGCATTGTGCTTGATGCTATCGAGGAGATGGGATTACTTAAGCCCGCTATCGATGCCCTCACCTACATAGACGAGGGACGGAACGCCTCTATCGTATACCCCGTAACTTACAAAGTATGTATGGCTAAATATGGAGATGATGTAGCATGAACGGTAAACCTTTTACAGTAGAAGAAGACGACTATCTGGTACATGCACACGACCAACGCCTGTCTCTTACAGAGATGGCCTATGCCTTGGACCGACCGTACGGTTCTATCTGTACACGTCGTGCCTACCTAGGCCTCAAGTACAAGGACAGGATCATAGGCTCTGAGCCCGGCGATCCTTGGTATCCTGTAGGTACTGAAGAGGCTGTAGAGCCTGAGGAGCATACGCCTTGTCCTGAGTGTGAGCCTGAGAAGTCAGTGGTGGATACAATCTGCGACTACGCCTTACATATCTTTACGGCCATGACAGGAGCTATCCTGCTGCTGGTAATCATGGGCCTCATCTAATTAACGGACGGAGAATAGACATGGCACGGGTAGGTATTATTGGTGACACACATTTGCCTTACGAGTTAGAAGGCTACATGGACTGGTGTACAGACATGTTCGAGCAGTGGGGTGTAGACACTGTAGTTCACATTGGAGATTTCCTAGATCATCACGCGCTCAGCTTCCACGATAGCGAGCCTATGCTTCTAGGTGCAACAGGTGAAATGCAGGCAGCTGCGGAGAGAGCACAAGCATGGTACGACAGGTTCCCTGAGCTAACTCTAGTCGAGGGTAACCACGATCTAATACCTGCCCGTCAGCTCACTAAGTTAGGCATGTCTCCTAACATCTTCATGAAGCCTATCGAAGAGATCTACGGTATGCCTGAGGGTTGGACAGTAGTTAACGACNTTGAGATCGATGACGTACTGTACCACCACGGACATACAGCTACGGGTGTCAACGGATTCCGTATGGACGCAGAGAAACGCATGCGCTGTACCGTATCAGGACACAACCACAGCAACGCAGGTGTCTCAGCTACAGCCACAGACCAAGAGTTAGTCTGGGGTTTAGCGGTAGGGTGTGGCGTAGACAACAAGCACATGGCCTTTGCCTATGGTAAACACTTCGCCAAGAAGCCTGTCGTTGCTTGCGGTGTTGTCATTGACGGCGAGCCGCACGTAGAGTACATGGACCTAGGCAAGAAGGTACGGAGAGTCAAGCGATGAGGACTGACACTATGGAACTGATGGAACGTATATGCGACATGCTGACAGTAGAGGAGATCATGACTCTATGCCAGCTGGATAAGTGGGAGTTAGTATCTGAGGTATTGGCGGACGATGTCATCCGATTCTCTGAGGATTTCTGTGACGCTATGGACACCGTAGCTATGGAGCGCGAATGAAAGTTGTAAAGGGACGGTTCGACAAGAAGGAAAAGCCTAAGTCGAGTGATGTACTTAGGGAAGCAGCAGACATGATGGAGGAGATAGAGGCAGAAGGCATAACGTCGGACGTAGTCATAGTGGTACAGCGGATTAACAGCCCAGCATTGGTGCTGTCTAGCACAGAGATCGACAGGACTAGCGTGCTGTTGGACTTCGCTAAGAACGATGTCATGGCAGGTATCTACTTCGAGGACTACGTAACGGAAGAGGAGGACGATGATGGAACCATCCACTAAGTGCGACCGCAATGTACCATACACAGACCCTAGGAATGGATGGGACGACTTCTTCGGTTCATCTAAGGCAAGCGATACTCAGGTGGCTGGCTCCCATTACCAGCTGCCTATTGAGCCGATAGACTACATCTTCGAGAATGGCTTAGGTTACATGGAAGGTAATGTAATCAAGTATGTCACTCGCCACGGCAGTAAGAACGGTGAGCAAGACCTACGCAAAGCTATTCACTACCTAGAGATGTTGATTGAGAGGGAGTACGGGTGACTTCCCCATGTAACAAGACGTGCAGGCTAGGCCCCGATGACGCCTGCGTCTCCTGTAAAAGAACAAGACAAGAGATAGCCCAATGGTCTCGAATGAACGAGGCCGACAGGGCTAAGATAATTAAACAGTTAAAGGAGAGATAATGATCCCAACAAGCAACCCATCCTACTCAGCATTCATCCACGCCAGCCGGTACGCACGCTGGCTGGACGATAAGGATAGACGTGAGACGTGGCCGGAGACAGTGCAGCGCTACGTTGACTACTGGGTAGGCAAAGAGTACATCACAGCGAAGCAGGCTAAGACACTGTACTCATACATCCATGACCTCAAGGTAGTGCCTAGTATGCGGGCTCTAATGACAGCGGGACCAGCGTTAGATAGAGATCACGTGGCAGGCTTTAACTGCGCGTATCTAGCTATCGACCACCCCAAGGCATTCGATGAGCTCATGTACATCCTACTGTGTGGCACAGGGGTAGGCTTCAGTGTTGAGCGTGAGGAAGTCAAGAAGCTACCAGTGGTGGCGGAGGAATTCCATAACACAGACACTACCATCGTGGTAGCTGACAGTAAGATCGGATGGGCTAAGTCTACTCGACAGCTGATAGCCATGCTATACAACGGGGACATCCCTAAGCTAGACTACTCCAACGTACGCCCAGCAGGTGCTCGGCTTAAGACGTTCGGGGGCCGAGCTTCAGGGCCGCAGCCACTAGAGGATCTGCATAAGTTCTTGGAAGCTACTATGCGCCACGCAGCCGGGCGTAAACTCACGGACTTAGAGTGCCATGATATATGCTGTAAGATCGCTGAGATCGTAGTTGTAGGCGGTGTCAGACGCTCTGCGTTGATTAGCCTTAGCTCACCAGTGAGCAGCAGGATGGCAACAGCTAAGTCTGGTGCGTGGTACAACGAGCATGGTCAGCGAGCATTGGCTAATAACTCAGCAGTGTATGAAGACAAGCCTGACTTCCCGTTCTTTATGAAGGAGATGAAAAGTCTATATGAAAGCTATAGTGGAGAACGTGGTTTCTTTTCCCGTGAAGCTGCTAGGATCATTGCTGGCAGGAATGGGCGTAGGGATGCTGATCACAAGTTTGGTTGTAATCCTTGTAGCGAAATCCTGCTTCGACCTAACGAGTTCTGTAACCTGTCCGAAGTTATTATCAGATCTGACGACACGCTTCAAGATCTCTTAGAGAAGGTTGACGTAGCTACTATCTTCGGGACACTACAGTCCACGCTAACTGACTTCCGCTACCTACGCAAGATATGGA